ACAACTATTACGCAGGTAAGCCAAGAGAAACAAAAGACATTACCATCAACGAGGACTTACCGTTGTTTGTGGATTAGGGATAACTAAAACCCTACTCTGCAATTATAATGCAGGTAAA